AATTTAAAAGAGGCTCATGAAGTAGCCGAAAGAGCAAAAGAAAAAAGCAAAAGAAAAACAGAAAGTAGAAAAAGAAGCGCATTTACAAGGTGATTAAAATGAAATGGAAAGAAGTATTGAAAGCCCATTGTGGCACACAGAAAACAGATGAAAAGATGCTCTATGGTGGGCAAAAGAAGTTAGATAAGGACAAGGATGGTAAAATTACAGGAAAAGATTTTGCTATGCTTAGAAGAGAAAAAGTAAAGAAAAACATTGAAGAAGAAATTCTTGAAGAAGTGGAAGATGAAGGTGGTGCTTTAGGAATGAAAAACCTAAAAGATATTGCTGACAAAAAGAAACTTAAAGAAACTCTTTCTTCTATGGAAGATAGAAAGATTATCTTTGAACATGAAGATGGCGATTTCTATACCCACAAACCTAAAAGAAGAAAGAAAGGTGATTAAGTGGATTGGCAAACTATTCTTAAACAACTTGCTTGCCCTTTAGCAACTCAAGACTTGATGGTTAATACTAAGAATAGAGATGCCGCAGTTAAAAATCCAAATATTCGCTATGGCCCATTAAATCTTGAAGATGAGAAATATTGGGAAGAATACGCTAAGAGATGGAATACTACCGCAGATGTAGCAAAAAAGTCTAATTGTAGTAATTGTATTGCTTTCGATATTTCTCCTAGAATGGATAAATGTATGCCTTTAACAACAGATGAGGATGGCCGTTTAGGTTATTGTTGGATGCACGATTTTAAATGTCATTCTGCAAGAACCTGTTATACATGGGCTAAAGGTGGCCCAATTGACGATGACAAGACTTCTAAAGATAATCAAATGAGAAAAGAAAACAAAAAGGCTTAATAGGAGAGCCTTTAATGGTCAATTGTCGGGAGGCGTAGCGTATGGTAGAGGAAAGACGAAGGTTCTCTATTACTAACCTATTTAGACGTTCTACTCCCAAACCTGCTGATAGACAAATTTTTAACATCGGTATTCAAGAAAGAAGAAATCAACAGATGATGACCGCACCAATCATCTATTCGATGGTGCAACAATCTGTTATTGTAAGAACTTGTATTACTCAATTGAAACAAGAAATCTTTAGAAGAGGATATGTTTGGGAAAAGTCCTATGAAGCACTTTGTAAAAGTTGTGGTAAAAAACATCAAAAACCTGTTACAGAATGCTCTCGCTGTGGTTCGGAAGAATTGAGAGTTCCAGACCCCAAACAATTAGAATATATTGAAAAGTTCTTAGATAGGTACGTCAATAAATCTGAACAGTTATTTATTGATGTTCTTCGAGAACTTGAAGATGATTTGAATACAATGGATGATGCATACATTGTAATGGTAAAGGAATATTTCTTAGACGGAAACGGCAAAATAAGAATGCATCGAGTAAAAGAATTATATCGGGGCGACCCAGTAACTATGTATATTTATGCCGATGAGAATGGCGTTAGAGGAACAAAAGGTTTCACTTGTGTAAATCATCGTGATATTATTTCTACTGAACCACATGAAACTTGTGAAGTTTGTGGCAGTAATTTATTTCCCATTCATTATGTAAATAGAGTTGGAGGAGAAGACCAATACTTCTTAGAAGGAGAAGTTCTTCACTTTAGTAAATACAGCCCATCTCGACTTTACGGATTATCTCCAATTTTAACTCTCTATAATCATATTATGACATTGATTGCTATGGAGAATTACGTCAATTCATCTTATACAAAGAGTAGAATGCCGAGAGGTTTGTTGGCAGTACAGACAAGAAACATGGAGTCTATGCGCTCTTTTTGGAGGTCTGTTAAAGAAAAGATGGAACAAGACCCGCACTTCATTCCTGTCATGGGAATCGAAGCGGAGAACGGTAAAGGGGCAGTTGAATGGATTAAGTTCATGGATAGTCTGAAAGAGATGGACTACGTTTCAGTAAAGGATGATTTGAGAGATAGAATTTCAGCATTCTATGGTGTCAGTAAAGTATTTATGGCTGATAATACTACCAGTGGTGGATTAAACAACGAAGGTATGCAAATTCTTGTAACAAATAGGGCAGTTCAGATGGCTCAAAATGTTTACAATAATTATGTATTTCCGTTTTTGGTCAAACAATTTGGTATTACTGATTGGGAATTAAAACTACCACCAAGCGAAGAAGAAGATGAAATTGCAGTATTGCGTAAAAGAGAAATTGAAGTCAATATTGCAGCATCAATTAAGAATCTAGGATTTGAAATAGATATGGATGAGGATGGAAACTTTACCTATACTAAACCAGAACCCAAAGAACCCGAACAAACCGAAGAAGGTAAAAATGTAGAAAAAGACCCATTAGCGGGTTCTAATTTAGACCAAAGGGATTTAGATGAACAAGCAAGACAATTTGCAGAAAGTGGGGGAAAACCACAGGAAAATCCTCCCGCTACAAGAAATAAGCCATCAATGAGCGTTGGCCCAGATAAAAGATTACAAGGACTACCTGAAGATGCAGGAAATCAAAACGTAGATAGAAGAAGTGAAAGAAGAGTTGGTTAATATGACATGGGATTATTATAATACAGAAGAAGACAAAATAGAAAAATCATATGATGTGGGTTATGCTGTTGAAGGAACACCATTGGAGTTGTATGCTTCTTTAGCCATGTTAGCGTCTTTAGGAATTACTCTTACTTTTACAGATGAGGATTTTATAGCAGGAAGAAAAGCATTCATGGAAAAAATAAGGAAAATGGTTGAATCAGCGAGAAAAAAATTCAAGAAAAGAAAAGGTGATTAAATGGAAGATAACAAACAAAAAGAAATTAGGCTAAGAAAAGAATTAGCAAAGGTAAAAGCACAAAATGCAAGTGAATCAAGAAAGATTACAAAGAACCGTGATTTTTCTGTTGGTGGCATTCCACCAGATACTACGCATAAGCGAACAAATA